CACCCACTGCTGCCCGCTCTCGCTACGAACGACCCCGGCGCCTGGGACGGTGACGGGGGCGGAGGGGAGCGGGGCGGCGACGCCGTTACCGGGCGCGAAGCCGTGGGTGGTTCCGCCGGCCTGGTCCTTGGCGCCAGGCTGTAGCGGGGGGATGTCCTGCTTGATCGCGCCCGCGAGTGAGTGCGCGAGGGTTGCGTCGTTCTCCGAGACGCGACCGAGCATCAGACCAAGTTCGTGCGTGGCCTGGTCCGCGGTGGCGGGGTTCCGCGCCGCTTCGCGCCACTTCATGTACTCGGCCGGGTCGATGCCCGCCTGGCCCAGCTGCAACGCGAGGCCGGAGTCGAGTTCGCCCGCCTTGCGCTCCTTCTCCTTCGCGAAGAGGTCGCGCTGGTTCGAGTTGTCAATCATCAGTTGACGGCGCTCCTTGTTCGCGGCCTCTTGCGCCACGTCGTTCTCCTGCTGCTGCGCGAGGGGCAGTAGCTCGCGCTTCTGTAGGGCGCCAGTCAGGTCGTGTAGGGTACGTGCCTGGCCGACCGCCTCCTTCGCCGCTGCGCGATCCGCCTCCTGCTGAGCCGCGCGTCTGGCCTCCTCCTCCCGTTGCTGGAGGAGCCTCTTCCGAATCGCCTCGTCGTTGGCGCGCTGCGCGTCTTCGTTGCTGCGAAGGAAATCTCCGAAGTCCATGCGTCCCTCCTAGAACCCAAACACACCGCGCGTCGCGGCGGCTCCGGCCTTGGCGATTTCGGGTCGGTACGATCCGAGCAGGGTGCTCGCCGCGTAGGTGCCGTACTCCTTCGCGGTCGCGTCGGCCAACTGTGCCTCGACCTGCATCCGCGTCCTATCCCTCTCGGACGCGATCTGCGCGAGACCAAGTTGGCGCTGCAGGTCGATCTTGCGCTGCTCGAGCGCGTTCTGCGCGGCGGCGTTGTTGATGTCGAAGGTCAGCTTGCGACCCTGGAGGTAGCCGTTGAACATCTCGACCGCGGCCTGCGTGCTCTCGCCGAAGAACTTCAAGAAGTCGTCGCGCCACCGGCTCGCCTGGTCCGCGTTGATCCCCATGGTCGTCAGGTACGCCTGGGTGTCGGCGATCTTTCCCTGGAGGATGTTGGACGCATTGGCCTTCTGTGCTTCGAGCGAGAAGCCCGCGTTCGCGAGCGACAACTGGAGCGCGTTCTGCGCGTTCTGAATCCCGGCCTGCTGCGCGTACTCTGCGTTCTGCGAGGAAATGGTGATCTCCGCCTGGTAGCGCGCCGAGGCGGCCTGCTGCGCGGCCTGCTCGCTCGCGGCGAGGTCGCGTTCGGCGTACTGAGAGCCGATCTTCTGGAGGGTCGTGGCGCCGACACCGGAGTCCGCGAGCCCGGCGTTGGCAAGGTCTCCCTTCGCCCGTTCCATCTCCTGGGCTCGCTGAATGGCGAGGTCTCGAGAGACCGGGTCGTACGCGGAGTGGTAGAAGGCGTCCTGCAGGGCCTGGTAGTCACCCTGTGGCACCTGGACGACCGCGGGCGTGATCGGGGCGCCGGCCCGCGCTACCGGGGCCACGATCGCAGGAGGAACCACAGACCTGGGGGCCGCGATGGGCTTGGGCTGCGCGAACTGCTTCGTGAACGCCGAGTACAGGTCGGACGCCGAGGGGAGCTTCTGTTCCGCCTGCTGCGGCTGCTGGAAGCCTCCGACCTGGACACTCTTCGTGTACGTTTGCGGAGCCGGCACGCCCGCGTCTGCTCTCGTCGCGGTGAAGGTCTTAGAGAATGGGGTACTGTATGCCATTGGGGGCTCCTACCCTGCCATCATACCAGGATTTCTGGGCGCTAAATAGCCGCTAGTGCCTTGTAGAACGAGTCGTTCAACTGTTGTAACCGAAGGTCAGTGAGGGGTCCGTACTCCACACTGAACCCCATATCGGGCCTGCCCTTTCCGACCAAAAAGTCACGCACAGACGCGAAGTTGATGCGGACCATGTTCAGCATGTTCGCGCCGGGCTCGACGTATAGGACATTGGGCGCACTACCGTGTGTGGCGGCGATCTGCGTGTTCAGTTCGGTGAAGTTCCTGTTCAACTGTTCGATGAACAGGATCACAGCCCCAGGCGAATCCGGCACCTTCTTGATTGGCGTGATACCGACCGACACTTAGATGTCCCTCCAAACCCTCTTCCCGCGCAGTCGCACGTCAACGTCGATCAGGTTCACCTCGAAGTCGGCCCCGTCTCCCGCGCGCGATAGTGCGAGCGCGATCCATCGCCCGTTCTGGGAGAAGTCGGTGATGGTGGTCCGCGCCTCGCGAATACTCGCGAACGACACCGACCCAACGCGGGCCATCGACGCAGGCGTGGTGAGGTTGATTACCTGGACACCGGACCCCGCAAAGGCCACGCTGCCGGCCGAGGGGGTCGACGATGGGGTGGTGAGCGAGAGACTGTCCCCGGCCACGAGGGACGCGATGACCTGGGCCCAGTTTGCGGAACCGGAGAGGTATGTCGTGTACGTGAGGAACGAATTGCTGCCGTTCTTGTACCCAGCGTGAAGGCTGATGTACAGGCTCTCGTACGTGAGGTAGGCAAGACTGAGGACGGTGGTTACGCCACTGCCCCCACTCATGGTGTTCGGAGTATGGGAGACGGTTCCGCCAACCACCTTGTCCGTCGAATGGCTCTGCCCGGCGGTGAGCGACGTGGACATGGTGGTGCCGGAGCCCACGGAACTCGTGGTGGAGCGGAATGGGTCGATCGGGCTCGTGCCGAGCCAGGACTCTGCGACGATGTAGTTGGCGTGCGAGTTGGGGAACGTGGCGAGGACGTTATAAGAGGAACCCGTTGGGGGATCCACCAGGTACCACAGTTCGACGACCGACTCCGTCCCGCTGGCGCGCCCGTTCTTCCGGGTCATCGCCACGCCGTTGTAGGTCACCGAGGTGGCGCCCGACGACGTATTGCCACGGTAGATCCAGACGAGCAGGAGCCGCGACGCGGGGTCGCAAGTGATAGACTGCCCGGCGCTCGAGCCGTTGCTGGCCGATGCCCTCCAGGTGTCGAGAACGAGGGCCACTGGTTATACCTTGAAGATGCCTTGCGCCCCGACCACCAGCTGTACGTCCGATCCGTTCGTGGTGAATGGCGATGCGCCGAGGTCGATGAGGTCGATCAGCTGCGACGTGGCGTCCGCGCCGGTGTTGATGAAGAAGGCGACGTACTGGATCGTCCCCGCGTTAATGGCGGTGTACGACACGTCGTCGGCGTCCAGGTAGGCGAGGTCGCCCGCGTCGTCCTGCACGGCGGTGAGGCCCGTGAGGGATTTGCGAGAGTACCCCGTCCCAGACAACTCGTTCGTGGCGGGCGTGAGGTCCGACACGAAGTTATGGTCCGCGTTAGGCGTGTAGCTGCTCTTGAGGAGGATGACCTTGATTGCCTGGCTCGCGAGCCAGTTCAGAATCGTGTACTTCCCCTTGTTGTAAACCGTGTCGGCCATGGTCCCTTCCTTTACACCGAGAAGCTGATCCCGGTGCCATTGTTGTCGTACAGAATCTCGCCCGTCATTTGCCCGGTGGCGCGGTACAGTGCCCGCACCCGGTAGGCGCGTCCCGTGCGGCGGCTCGCGTCGATGAGGCGCCGCGAGGTCGTGATGGCGCTCGTATAGGAGGCGCCCTTGTCGTTCACGCCACTGTTGAGGTAGTCCACGTACCCGTCGCTCCGCCCCAACACCACCTGCCCCACGTCGCTCCCCGCCCCCCACGCCACCCCACAGATGCCCGCCACGCCGGTGAACTTGCTCCACACCCACGCGGGCGCCTGCGTGCCAAGGAACTCGACGCGCGAGAGGACGTACAAGTCGGTACTCGCGGGGTCGAGCTTCAGGTAGTATTGGTTCTTGGACTGGTTCCAGATGCCGACCGCGGAGCTATAGACGACGTTGGCGCCCCGACTGACGAACAGTGGCTTGATCGGGATGGAGAGGTCGAGCGGATTCTCGGCCTGCGCGTCGGTGAGATACACGCCATCCAGACCGACGTAGATGATACCAAACGGCGTCACCTGCGCGGAGCGCGGGGCGACATTGCCGCGGTGGCTGTAGTTGGTCAACTCAGACGCGGTCGAAGGGTCGCCGAGAAAGCGCCAGAGCCCGGTGGACTTCATCGTGATCAGCGCGCCCTGGTAGGAGTGGACTCCGGTGATGACCCCGCCCTGGTTGTCATTGCAGCTGATCTGCGCGCCCCAGATTGTCTCGTCGTCGACATCCGACGCGTACACCGAGTACGTCAGTTCGTTCGGGTCGGTCGCCCACAGGCGGTTCTTATGGACCGTCACGTACGGGCCGAGCTTCATCGCACCGGGCCCGCCGGCAATCGTGGAGCCGTCGTACGTCTTGGCGTTGACGCCGTCGACCATGAAGGTCTTGTTCTTCGCCGGCCACGTCGCGAACGACCACAGCTTCCCGGTGGTGAGACCCCCGCCGCCAGTGATCGCGGCGAATGTGCCGGCGCCGTCGTTGCCGGCGTAGAAGGCGATGGCCGCGCCGGTGTCGACCGCGACGATCAGAGTGGGGGAGCCCGTGCGCGGGTAGTGGCGCCAGATGGAACTCACCGACCCACCCAGCGCGGAGGCGTTGTACCCGGTGATGCCGCGCCGGCCGCGGATGCCGCCGCTCACCATGTACTCGACGTTATCGGCCTGCGTGAGTGCGTCGCCGGGGATCTCCATTTCGTTCCCCGGGGCGACCCAGAGGCCAGATCGGAAGCCGTTCCATCGCATCTCAGTAGACCGGGTGCCTCTTCACTCGCTTCGCCCGACCGGGCTCCGCGAACGACCGTTCCTTCATCCGCGCCATTCCGGCCTCGAAGAAGACCGGGGCGGTCTTGCCGTCAAAGAGGTTCGTCACGGTCTCGTCTTGGAACTGCAGACCGTGCGTCATCATGCCGGCGATCACCACGGGGATGTACTGGCGGCGGATCTCGGCGACCGGGTCGCCATCGGCGAGGATGGTTGGGGGCGCGATGAACGTGATCTCGCAACTTACGGCAGAGGCGGCATCCGGCACCGGGTCCACCTGCAGATTCGTCTCGTTCGGAAAGATGCGCCAGATGCGCGGCTGGCCGGGGACCGCGGCGCCCGTGGAGTCGGTGTGGGAGATACGGATGGCGTCGAAGTCCCGCTCCTCTTTACGCTCGAGGATCCCGGCCACGCCCCACTGCGGCACGATCAGCTTTTGGACCTCGATCGGGAAGATGTCGGTCCCCAGGCCGGAGGCGGCGTCCAGCGAATAGTCGCGCTGGTTGTAGACGAGGCTGAACGTGGTGGTCTGCCGGAGCGTCAGGATGCAGCCGTTCGCGGCCATCTCGAAGACGGTCTCGTCGTAGATCGGCGAGAGCACGTCAGAGAGGAAGTTCGCGCTGTCGTCGCCGAGGCGCTTGCCGACCTCGGCCAGTACTTCGTTCTTGGTCATTAGTTCAGCACCTCCACCAGGAGACTCTTGGCGCAAATGTCGTTCGCCGAGGCGATGCCGTTCTGGCCGGTGATCTTAATGGTCATCGTCGCGGCCGTGTTTTGCGTCCCCGCAAGACGAGAGCCGCGGACGTTGCCATTGCTGGCCGTGGAGGCGAGGCCCATGCTCTCCTCGGTTGACGCACCAGTCCTGATTGCCGTGTAGGTCGAGAACACGTCGGTGTTGTTGAAGGCGGTCGCGCCAGTGTCTGTGGCCGCCTGCGTACCAAGGTACAGGCGAATGGTCTTGTTGTTCGCGTTCGCAGCGGTCGTGGCGATGGCGGTGACCCGAATCGCCTTGCCGTTCGCGGACAAGGTGTCGGCGGGGAGGGTGTAGGAGAACAGGTCCGTCTCGGTGGTGTTCGCGCCGGTGCAAACGCTCCCGGTCTGGACGTTGATGACGCCCTCGAGTTTGTTCGTTCCGCTGCCCGTGCCGGAAGTTTGAATCTGGTCGGTTCCAAGGGTGCCGAGCGCGATCGTCCGGTCTGCGCTCAGATCGCCGCCGCCCGTGATTGGTGCGGTGGTATTGATCGTGCGCCCCGTGCCGACAACAGACGCGGAGGCGGGCGACTGCGACAGGGTCACCTCGGTGCGCGTGCTCCCGCCGTTGTCCGCGGCGGTCAGTGCCGCGCCGATGAAGTTCAGCGTGTCGCGCTGCGTGAGGGGCGCGCCGCCCTCCTCCTCGATCGCGTGTCCCTGCGGGACGCAAGACTCCGCCGCGCCCGCGGCGTCGACCCCGCCGGCCGCGTTGCCGGCCGCGCAGTTCGCGCCGTTGGCGGTCAGGGCCGCGGCCGTGCCGGTGGTGTTCGCGGCGATCGTGGCCGGGAGGTCCGCGGAGACAATCGCCTGACAGGTCAGGTTCCCGTTGGCGCCGATCACCTTCGCGTACTGCTGCGGGGGGCCCGCGGCACAGTCAGTGGGATCCGCAGCCAGCGCGGTAGACGTCGCGGCGTTGCCCGTGGTGTCGGCCGCGTTGTTGGGGATGTCGGCGCTCACCAGGCCGCGGAATGCCGGGGCGGCGGCGGGGGCGGTGGCGGGGCCAGCCAGGACCGTGTTCTCGGTCTGGATCGGGAACGACGGATAGGTGCCAGCCTCCAGCGGCGAGAAGACGCCGAGGTAGCTGTCGGTGGTGAAGATGATCGGGCCCGTGTTCTGATTGACCTTGACGACCAGGGTGTGGGACGCGATCGACAGACTGGCGAGCGTCAGCGGGAACTGGATCGTGTGGTTCCCCGCGCTGATCTCGACAAGCTGCGTGTACGTGGTCGTGCCGTCGAGCACGATCTTCATGGTGAGTTGCGCGTCGCGGGTCGACGTATTGTTCGCCACGAGCGTCAACAGAACGAACCGCGAGTTGTCGGAGGTGCCCGTCACCACGGTCGTGGTGTCGAGGTCGGACAGTTGCACGTCAGTTGCGTTGACCTGATTCGAGTATGACGAGAGAAGGTTCACCTGCCCCGCGAGCGCCGTGGTGACGAACGCGAGCAGCAAACCGAAAGTGGCGAGGATCTTCTTCACTGTGATCTCCTTACTGGTGAATCAACCTACCCAACCATCCGAGGAACACCCCGAGGACGCCTACGGCTCCGACCACCACCGCGCGCCAGGTCTCGAGGTTCCTGATTCGCTTGTCGAGGCCGGCGACGACACCGTGCTCACCGTCGTCGTACTCGCCAAACAGGCGGCGCTTGAGGTCGTCGAGGCTTTCCTGAATCGTCTCGAGTGTGGCGGCGCGCTTCCCGTCAAGATATTCGTCTCCCATGGGACACCCCTATCGAAGGTCGCCTCGCGGCACTTCCATGCCGAAGGGCACGAAACCGAGAAACACCCGCTGCGGGATCACCTCTCCGCGAAACAATCCCGTGAGGTATCCTCGGTTGACAACCTTCTCTAGGTAGCCAGGATTGCTATACCGAGGAACGTGAAACTCTACGCGCCAGGGCAGCACGTTGCCGCCCACACCCTTATTGAACAGGGTTGCGATTGTCGTTGGCGAAAGGGCATTAAGACCCCAAATGGAGCAGTCTTGTAGGCTCCCGCCAAGATAAATAGTACTTGCCTGCTCTAGGCGGGCTACCTCAAACCACTGTTGGCTACTGTTACGAGTACCGTTCGTGGCGCTGTCGCTGCCATCGTTAACGCCATCGAGATAGACCGTGCTGGTGGGGGTTGCCGATTGCCAGGTAGCGGCAATGAAGTGCCAGGTGCCGCGCGTCAGGACGGTCGCGCCCGTTGCTATTTGATAGACGGCTCCGGCTGTGTTGTAGACAACAAAGACTACAACATCGGAATTGTTCCACGCAAGAAACCATATCTTATCCGTATCCGCGCCGGTGAGCGCCTTAAGAACAGCCATCGAGGCGCCGGTGGTCCCCCCCCCGGAAACGGGACGATTTACCCAACACGCGAATGTTCTATCTCCACCAAGATCCCCCGGGCCAGTGCCGGTGTCGTTTCTGTTGACGTTCGCGTACTGAGTGGTTCCGTTGAAAATGATGGAGGTCTTGTGGGCCGGGTTGGCGCCAGGCGAGCCAAACGTCGGAGAGTTGACCGCGGTCAAATTATAGGGCGATCCAGATGAACCGCTGTTCGCGATGGTTGGGCCAGATGATTCCGACATGGCCCAATGGACGTTCGGCCCGGGGGTCATTTCGGAGAGCAGGTAGTGGTTGTAATCTCCCGAAAGTCCGCCACCCCAATCAGCGAACGCCTGGGTGGTGAAGAGTAGAAGCAACGCTGCGAGGAGGCGCTTCATTGGTTGCTGTACTCGATGTAGCTGACGGTGACCGTGGAGCCCGTCGCGCGGCACCAGATCGACGTCTGGGCGCTGGGCTCGCCGCTTTGGGCCTTCGAGTCGATGCAGAGCCAGTTACCGGGCGAGAGCTTTTTGCCGGTCGTCGAGGACGCGGTAGAGTCACCACAGTACACAGGGTTGGTGACGTCGTCGTTCGAGAGGCAGATCGAGTACCGTCCCGGGTCCGCGTCGCCGATCTCGATGGCCGCGGCCGTGGTGACGCTCACCTGGCCGCTGCGCCGGAGGGTGCCGGCGTAGGCCAGGCTCGTGAGGAGGAGCGCGGCGGCGAATGCAACTGCGTAACGATTCTTCATGGGGTCAGTCCTTCCTTGATGTAGTCCTTGGTGCAGAGCACCTGGCGGATGTAGGCGTAGGTCTCGCGCGGGATGTAGTTCTCCCAATGAACCCCGTCGCGATCGAAGCAGTCCATGACGTGACGAAGCCCCCAGTTGTAGGAGGCCAGGGTGCGGCGCGTGTTGTGACCCGTCTTGACGTCGAGGAACGCCATGTAGTGCGCCTGCGCGATAATCGCGGTGCGCGGGTCGGTGGGGAGGGAACCTTTCGGGGCCCAGCCCATCATCTTGGCCCACTCCCACGTCTGGGGCATGAACTGCGCGATGCCGAGCGCGCCGCTCGGGCTCACCGCGTCCTCGTCAAACCGACTCTCGACCCAGCCCTGCGCCGCGAGCAGCGGCCAACGATCCCCGGTGAGGGTTCGGTACAGGTCTAGGATTCTCTGTCGGTCTGCGGCGGTCATTGTCTCATCCGCCCGCACTCAGTCATGCGGGTCTTACTTGACTCTGTTGAGCCTGGGGTTCGCCTTGCGGGCGGCGGCGCCGGCGCGGCGGGTGGAAGCTGCGAGGATGGCCCCGGCCCTCTCGCTCGAGCCCCCCTCGCGTGCGGCGATCTTGGCCTGGACTGCCTTGAAGCCTGGGTGCGCCTTCCTCACCGGCGGGTTGTCGTGCGAGCCGGGGGTTGTCGCGTGCCCGTGAACATTGTCCCCCATTGACTTAAGAGCCTGGTGGTAATGCTTGTGCAGTGAATGGGGGGACGTCATTCCTACTCCATCAGCGGGCGCGCGGAGAACTGGTGCCGGTGCATGTCGTACGTGAACGTCTCCGGGTTGCCGGTCTCCGGGTTCACCACGCGCGTGGTGCCCTGCACGCGGGCTTCGTTCAGAATGTCGTAGACGAACTTGGGAACCCGCTGCGGCACGCCACGCTTGAACCAGTACGTGTCGCCGTTGTGGACGACCGGCACGTCGAAGTTCTTGCTGGGCTCCTCGTGGGTGTGGATCATCACCTCGAAGGGATGGTCGGGCTTCAACTTGCTGTAGTCCCCGAAGACCCCCTCCATCTTGGCCTGCAGGAGGAGCGCGGCGCCCTGCGCCTTCTCGAGTTCGGTGCGGAGGCGTTCGATCTCAAGATCCTTCGCGTGATCGGACGCGGAACTCTCCCGGTCCTTCGCGTCCGCAACCTTCGCCTCGAGTTCGGCGTCGGCGACGGGATCCTCGGTGTCGGGCGTCCAGGTGTTCTTGGGCGGCTCGAGCGGGGGAATGTTGTCGACCGCCTCGGCGAGGCGGGTCATCTCCTGTGCGTGGGTGCGCTTCCTGGGCATTGTCTCTCCTCCTTGAAACTGAAAGGGGCCGGCCGTTTTCGGTGGCTCGGCCCCTTGGGTTACGATCGAACGATCAGACCTAGATGTCGTCGCGGTAGGCCTTGATCAGGTTCTTGCCGCTGTTCACCTGGGCCGCGGCCTTGATGAGCAGGCCCGGGCCGGTGACCTTGCCGCTGGTCAGTGCGGCGCCCGTGCGGTCGACGTAGGACGTGGTGCCGTCCGCGGTGCTTCCGCCCGCGTGCTTGTCGACGAGCGCGGCGACCTTCGCCTGGCTGGAGTTGCCCGTGGTGGCGTTGTCGACCACGTTTTGCTGCTTGAGCGCGACGGCGGCCGTCCAGTTGGTCAACTTGGACTCGTTGAACCACCGGAGCACCCACGGCGACGGCGTCGAGCCGTCGATGTCGATGACGATCTCCGCGGAAACCGGCACGAAGCCGAGAACCACGTAGCAGTCGGCGGCGGTGGCCTTGCTGGTGAACTGTGCGTGTGCAACGTCTCTCATTGTCCTTCTCCTTGGGTGGGCCTTGGGGGCTCCGGGTGGAGCCCCTGTGCCTTAGCCAGTTGTCGTCAGGCTTACGCCGTGTTCCCGACCGCGCACTCGATGCGGGTCATGAAGTTGTCGTTGAGGATCAGTTCGGTCCCCGTCCGCTTCCAGCCGATGGTTCCGACCTGATTCAGGGGGTCTGCCGGGCCCGCGGTGCCGCGGGGGTGGATGATGTTCTCCAGCGACATATTGTCGAGGGGAACCGTCCCGACCGCCTCGCGCGCGAAGATGAGGACCGTGTGGACGTCCGCGAGGCCGCCAGTGCTCTTGGCGTTCGAGGAGTCGAAGCTTCCGCCACCACCGGGGTAGTTCTTGGCCTGCGTGGACTCGATGAAGCGGATGTTCTTGTACGCACCGCGCTCCGCCTCGTGGACGGGGCCCTGGCTCGCGTACTTCGCGACGGGTTGCCACCCGCTCGACTCGAGTTTGTCGAGGTCGAAGATGACTTCCGGCGTGGTGATCGCCCACAGCCCAGGACGAACCGGGGCGGTGGAGACGCGATCCGAAGCCGAAATCATCTGGTTGAAGTACTTCGCGTTCTGTTGGCCGAAGTACCGGATGACCTGATCGAGCAACGCGGTGCTGATCTTCTGCGTTGCGCCCAGGATCGCGCCGCGGTTCGCGGCGTTGCCACCGTAGAACACCGAGGTACCGGCGGCGAACTTGTCGCGTTGGAGCGCGTCGAGGGTCTGGCCGGTCTGCTCCGCGAGGATTTGCGTCCCCTCACGCAGCACGTCGGACTCGACGATGGCCTGCACGAGGTCCGAGGCCGTGATGTAGTCGCCATACTGAGCGAGGACGGCGCTGATGTCGGTCTTCGACAGCGAGGAGCCGGTCGGGGTCACGCCCTCGGTGAGAGGCGTGGTCGCGAGGCTCAGTGCGTTGAAGCGCCGAAAGACGATCTGGTTACCCGATCGACCCTTCAACGGCTTCTTCTGGGACACCATGCCGTGCGCCAGGTAGGGCGTCGCGCGCATGAGCAGCCCGCGGTTGAACCAGCTGGTTACTGCCGGGGGTACGTTGCCAGTTCCGGTAAGAGCACCCATGTCTGTCTCCTTGATCTCTCTCGACGCGGTATGCTCTCAACCGCCGTTCTATACTCCACGTTATCAGAAACGTGGTTTTAACGCAAGCCTAGTTCCCGTAGATCCGGCGCTCCCAGGCGCGGTACTCGTCGTCCGACATGCTGTTGATCGTGTCGACGTCGAGTTTCTTCGTCGGCGTCTTGCTGGGCCGCGTGACCTTGCCGCGCAGCTGGGCCGCGCCCTTCTTTGCGGCCTCGTCGATCTTCTTCACGATGTCCTCCTCTCCCTTGGCTCGGGCCTTCATGGAGTTGCGGATCTCGTTGAAGGTCTTCGCCGGATTTCCGCCAAACCGCTCGCTCATCTCGCGGATGAACGCGAACGTGTAGCGAGCAACCGCGGGGTCTTTGGACGCATCGAACATCCGACGCAGGTCAGGATTCGCGGCCTCCAGGTCGGCGACGTGGCGCGAGACCATGGAATCGTAGTCGTTGCCGTCGCCCATGTTCGTCACCGACAACTCGCCGCGGGCGCGCTGCTCGGAGGCCACGCGAGCCGCGTCCAGCGCGACTTGCGCCTGGAACGCCTGCTCGTCGCGAGCGCGCTCCCAGCGCATGTACTCGATCATGTCGTCGACGGTCTGGAGTTTGTCGCGCGGCTTGGGCGGCTGATCGGAGACCGCGGCCTTCGCGGGATCGCGGAGAGCACCCGACAGCTTCGCCTCCAGGTCGTTCGCTCGCCGCTCCGCGCGCTCGAGGCGGTCGAGCACCTCGCGCGGGATGGAAGAAGATGGGGAGGACTCCGCGGCCGAGCCCGCATCATCGCCCTCCCCGCTCGCGGGGGAGGAGGCCCGCGACTCGTCGCCTTCGCCTTCGCTGGCGTCGGCACCCTCGTCGGCGGCAGCTTCGCCGCCCTCGTCCGCTGACGGCTCGTCCTCGCCGAAGCCCATGTCGACTTCGTACGAAGCGTCCGCCGAAACGTCGTTACCGGATTCTACGTGCTCGCCCGGCTGGGCACGGTCTTCGCCTGCTTCGAGTGCCATGTGATCTCCTCCTACGTTCTTGTATCAGAACGGTGGTTGATTTCCAATCCCTGGGGGCTGCGGCGCCGCCACCGCCCCACCCTCCGGCCCTTCGCCGGCTGGACCCGGCTGCGACCCGGTGTCGCGCAGCGGCACGCCGCCGCCGGGCTGGCCCTGCTCGTGGTCCTGTAGCGACTGCTGGAGCCGTTGCCCGTCCGCGGCGGAAATGAGCCCGGCCTTGGTGGCCGCGGCGACGAGCATGTCGGGCGGGACCGGAACCTGCTTCGCGAAGTCGAGGAAGTTCTGGAACACGGCCTGCGACTGCGTCGCGTCGAACGGCTTGATGGTGACAACGACGTCGTAGTCGATGCTGAACGCGCGCGACAGGAGACGCTCGACGTCGGCCGAGTCGGCTTCGCGCATCGGCGCCAGTGCCTCGTCGTTCTGGTTGCGCGGATCCGAGGCGAGCAGGCCGAGGATGCGATACGCCTGGGCGGCGGTCATCTTGTCCTTGATCATTCGGGCCAGGAGCCGCGTCACCTCCGTCATCTCGTCCGCGAAGGTGTCGAAGAAGATGTTCTGCGTCAGGAGCCCGCCGCGCTGGCGTGCATTGATCGCGCGCCCACTGACAGTCACTTGGTTCGTCTGGCCGAGCAGTTCGTCGTTCACGTTCACCGACTGGTGGATCTCCGCGTCGGCCTGCTTCTCGAGGTAGATGAGAACTTGCGGGATCTCGTCGGGGTCGATCTTCTTGGGCATCTCGGTCTCGTACTCGATCACCACGCCGGCGCCGAAGGCGTAGTTCTCGATGTCAGACCGATCCGCGCCGCCAGTCTTCTTATTGTAGAAGCCACTGTGCGCGCCGCGGGACGCCATCTCGGTGATGGCCGAGCGGCGCTTGTTCTTCTCGCGCTGCGGATCCTTCATCACGTCGGCCATGCCGAAGGGCAGCTGCCAGAAGTACAGGCCGAGTGACGGGTAGAAGCCGTAGTCGTCGAAGGGCAGTTCGGAGTCCTTGTCTTCGAGTAAGATGTTGTCGAGCAGGTACGCGCAGCGGCAGGACTCGACGGGCCGGCGCACGATGCGAACCAGATCGCCCTCCTTCTCGCCCATCTCCTCCATGACCTGGCGCAACTGATCCATCTCGTCGGGATCGGAAATGACCTCGCCGTCCTTGAAGACCGCGACCGGGACGGTGATCGTCTCCTTGTACTGCACCTCGAGAATCCGCACGCGCTGCGTCTGGGGATCCCAGAAGTCGCGCCGGATCGCCTGCGAGTCGCCCGCGAGTTCGCCGCGGCCCTGGACGCTCTGCGCGCCGGTGGGGCTCAGCCATTCGCCGAAGCGGGAGCGAATCTGCTCCTCGTACTCGGGCCAGGCGGCAATGGCCTGCTCGAGCGTGTACCACTGCGCGAAGATCACGTACTCGCAGTCGGCCCATTCACACTCGGGCCAGTTCGGATCCCAGAAGACGTTGAGCGGGTTGACGCGGGTGCAGCGGATCTCGCCCTGCGGCTTGCGTCGGTAGTCGTACCAGAAGCGCCAGAAGCCGAGGCCGGAGTGGATCTTGTCGAGGAAGACCTTCGAGTCCTCGCGCGGCATTCGGTTCTTGTCCCTCACCCACTTCACGAGCGCGCCGAAGACGCGGGCGCCCTCGTTGTCGCCGGGCTCGTACCCGACCAGTGCGGTCTCCTGCTTCGCGTCGCGCTGCACGCCACTGATCGTGAGCACCGGCGAGAGCATCTTGTTGATCACGAGGCGCGGGCGGCCGCCGTCCTCAGTGTCGAGGATCGACTTGTCCTCGTCGCTCCACTGATCGTTCGAGAGGAACTTGCAGTTCTCGATGTAGGCGTTGCGCCACTTGACGCTGGCCTCACTCGACTGCTTCCACCAGCGGTGGATACGGTCGATGAACTGCTTGGTCTCGAGGATCTCCCCCAGCGAGCGGGAGTCCGCGTCGGCCCCGCCAGAGCCGGCGTGGGCGTCGGGCTTGTTCGCCAGGTTGTCCGCGACGGCCGGGGCCTGGGAATCGTCAGTGTAGCGGCCGCGGCGCTTCTTCCTGGGGGCAGGGGCGGGGGTGCGGGGGGAGGTCTTCTTCTTAGCCATCTTCCAAACCCTGTTCTAACTCTAGCACAAACGGCCTTAACTCGCCATCCAACTGCGCCTAGTTCGGCGCCGGCGCGAGGCGAGCGGGTTAAGTTTCGGTAGAGCCGCCCTACCTTCGAGAATCTGGTCGGGGTCCGTTGGGAGCTTACGTTCGGTGATCTTGAACTCCCTGGTGGCGATGTACTCGGCGCAGTTGACTAGGTGCGAGTACTCGTTCTTGAAGGGCTGCGCCCCGATGCGCCCGTCGCGGCCCTTGGGGTAGCGGTAGGCGCCCAGCATCGCCTCGGTGAAGATCGGGCACCCCGTACGCGAGACGACCATAGCGGGCTTACCCAGTACGTTGCGCTCAAGACGCTGCTTCATCGCCTCCTTGCGCGGCACCCAATCGCGGGCGCCGGGCTGGATGTCGAAGCCCTTCGAGGCCGCGACCGCGGTGGCGGTGGTCAGGTCGGACTCCGCGCGGCGCGAGCCCGATGGATCGCCCCAGCCGCGGATGCCGTAGCCGGGGTAGTACTCGTTCAGCATCGACCGCAGGTAGTCGGAGTGCGAGTCGATCGCGCTGTTGAACGACTGCAGTTCGCGCAAACAGCGCCACTGCCCCTCCGGCGTGATTTGCGTGATCAGCGTCGCGGGCGTCAGGCCGTAGTCCCAGCCGAGCACTAGGTCGACGCCGGGGATCGGGTCGATCAGGCCGTCGATGACGTTCCAGTGATCGCGGAACTCGGGGTAGACGCGCTCGCCAGGCCAGAAGGCGACGACCTCGCCCTCGACGAAGCGACGAGCCTGATCCGCGTCGAGGCGCTTCTTGATGTTGTCGTAGTAGCCCTCGCGCAGGTTCTTCTCGTTCTCGCGCGGCGGTTGCCACACCACGCAGTAGCCGCGGTGCTCGAGGTCTTCCTTGCTCGGTTCGATGAACTCCGAGTACGCCCAATGCGAGGGCGTCGGCGGGTTGAAGGTGAGAACGATCGTGAAGCGGTGCGCGCCCTTCTGCCGGAGGCGCATGTTCACCATCGTGAAGACCTCTTTCGGGAGGCCGGCGCCCATTGTGCCGCTCTGCTGGTAGGCGGGGACGACCTCCTCGAGCCACGCGAACGAGAACTCCGTCGACATGAACTTCTGCACGTCCTCGGGGCGCTGCGCGGAGCGGAAGAACAGCTGGTGCTTGAGGGGCTTCCCGTGGGGGCCGGGAAGCGTGACGACGGCGATCTTGTCTTGCTCGCGCCACTCGGCGATGTCCGAGAACCACTCCATGAAGGTGGCCTTCGTGGAGTCCATCAGTTCGCGGTAGCTCTCGCGGACGACCACGCCGCGCACGGGCACCGGCGACTCGAGGCACTGGAAGATGAACTCCCAAGCGGCGGCGGAGGACTTGCCGGAGCCGACCGGGCCCCAGAGCACCTTCACCTCGGCGTTGCTCTCGTGGAACGGGATGACGGACTCGTTGGGATTGTATGGGTCCATCAGAAGCTCGAGCAGTAGAGGGGGCAGCGGGCGGCCAGGAACAGCGCCGCGCACCCTCACCGCACCTCCACCCCGTTCTCCCAGACGGTCAGGCGCTCGTGCGCGTGGAGGATCGCGCCACGCGGTAGCGTGAGCCACCGCGGCTCGACGGTCTCGGCGTGGTTCAGCGGCGTCGGGTTGGCGATGAAGCCCGCGACCGAGTAGCCGGTGAAGTCGCGCCGCAGCGTGATGCCGTTATGCTCGACCGCGCTCCACGGCACCGGCCCGTCCGAACGCCACTCGCGGAGCGCGGACCCGTAGGCGGCGCTGCGCCCCGGGTACGACCAGTGGTCGCTCGCCACCAGATGCAGCTGGAGCGGCACCGAGAGGAACGTGTACGCGGCGGGCAGCGGCCCCACCTCGATGTCGAGGTCGAGCGCCTCGCCGGCCTGCGTGATGATCAGTCGGTAGGGGGCGCCGGGGCAGAAGTCAGTCCGCGAGCCAAGCACGCCGGGCGGCCAGCCGCGGGAGGTGACGTTGGTCTGCGGGTCGTCCGTCGTGTTGCAGGCGCCGATGATGTAGAGGCCGCCCTCGACGAGTTCGCGGCCGTCGAGCGTGATCGAGAAGATGCCGGTGTCGTCGTAGACGTAG